GTTGGATTGGATGGTACTGATGAGATGATTATTAGTGATATTGTTCAACGAGAATCATTCATCAATGATTTTGATTGGGCTGCGGGTAAATCTGTAGATAGTTTGTTGTGGAATTGTAGGGTAAATCCTATGATGTTCTCATCACTTGATTCAGAGATACACATGACACCAATGGCTCATATGGCTTGCGCCTTTGAACATTGGCAAGGTTCGATTAAATTTCGCTTCCAAATCGTCAAATCAAATTTCCACAAAGGTAAATTACTGGTCCGATGGGATCCCAATAATTTCACTTCAACCGTTAATTACAATACTAACTACTCTCGAGTAGTAGACATTGCCGAGACGGATGATTTTGAAATTGTTGTTGGATGGGGTCAGTCTGCACCTTGGAAAGTTTGTGGTGATCCTTATCAAAGTTCGATACAATACGATATGGTTAATCGTTTGAATGAGGATCCTAAATACTCCAATGGTGTTTTGGAAGTTTCCGTTCTTAATGAGTTGGTTTGTCCCGCTCCAGACTCGTCCATTTTCGTTAATGTGTACGTATCTGCATGTGAGGATTTTAGATTGGCTGCACCAACTAATGACAAGTTGACGCAGTTTCATCTATTTAAACCACCGCCTGCTGCACTCAAATCCCAATCAGGTATCCCTGAGGAGAGTAAAGCTACGAAGGATGGAGATGCCCCAACTGGCGCTCCTGCTCTAGATCCTATTATTGGATTAAATAGTGCAGTAGACAATACTTATTTAGTATATTATGGAGATCCACCATGTACTATTAGGGAATTGTGTAAGCGTTATAGTTATACCAGAGGATGGAAATTCCCTGATGCCAGTGCTGATTCTATTCGAATCAATGGTTTAAGGAATAAGAATGGTCCATATTTCACTGGTTGGGACAATACCGGTGTTGATTCGTCAGCTGCCAGTGGAGCAGTGACGACTGGCGCAACTGCATTTTCAGCATGGTTTCAACCATGTTATGCAGGAGTCCGTGGTGCTTATAGGAAGAAATACTTATTTGAGGGAGCAGAAGATGCTGTCCCATTGGTTGTTCGTCAAGATTTTAAGAATGATGGAAATGGTAACATTTTCTCTTCTGAATTAGCTTTGACTGATACAGTTAATAAGACTAACATGTACTACTCCTCAAGGTATAATCCTGGTGGCGGTGCTGGAACTTGTACAACGAATTGCGGCGTTAATAACACGTTGGAAGTAGAATTACCATACTACATGCCAAAGCGTTTCAGCGCAGCAAGGACTGTTAAGGCCCAGGAATTGGACTGTAACTCACATCAGGTGAGGGTTAAATCCATCAAGCGTTCAACTGGAAACGACAAGCTTACTTCTCCAGTAGCTTATCAGTATGACGCTGTTGGTGAAGATTGGACATTGTTCGGTTATGTCGGAGTTCCTATCTATTACAGATATACTCTGAATGAAACCGCATAAGTTCATTCTTCTT